GACGGTTTCCCGTGCGCCAGCCTCGCTTGAAGCCGACTTCGTAGGCTCGTTTGAGGTCTTTCTCGTAGGCGTTTGCCAGCAGTATCGCTTGGCAAGTGTAGGTGGTGATGCAGTAGCGACAGCCCTCTGCCCGACCCCAGCCGGGGATGTGGGTTCGGCGTATGTTCTCTACGAGTTCCCGTGTGTTCATTTCAGCAACCAGCGCAGTTCTGTTTCTGGCGGTTGATTCCGCTTTCGGAGGGCTTGGCGTTCGTCGCTGGTCATTGTTTAGTGGCTGAACGCCAGAGTAAACAATGAGCCAGCAACGAAGGCAAAACACATTCCAGCAAGGGCGTAGCCAAGCAGTACGGTTTTGGCAAGCCAGTTCATTACTTTTGTGCGACCAACTTGGGGCGAACAGCAATGAGGTAGGGGATAGCGGCAAAGATGCCAAAGAACAGGATGAGGATAATCCAACCAGCCTTTGACTTCTGAACTGCATCCCACTTGCTCTTGTGCTGAAGGCAAGCGTCAATAAATGAGCCGATGGCGACAACGGCTACGAACAGGATAATAAGTCCAGTCATTTGTATTCCTTTAGGGTAGGGTGATGCTATTTATACAGTAGCAAGGTTTAGTGGTGGTGTCAAGTATTCCGTTACCGAAGTTCGGGGTGAAAAGAGTTTCCCTCGTTGTGTGCGTCAATGACGTTGGACAGGGTTTCCACCGCTTCCCACCAGCCCTCGTAGTAGCCCTTGTAGCGTTCGGTGGCTTCCTCGTCTAGTTTCTCTGGCGCAGGTGGCTTGCTCGCCCGTAGGCGTTCCATAACTAGTTCCAGCAAGAGTTCCTCCGCACGGAACTGTGCCATCATTATTTCTGTGCGGTTGGTTTGGCGATAGTTCGGGCCGCCCATTATTCCACCTCGTAGTCGTAAAGAAGTAGAGCAGAAGTTTGTGGGTCGCAGTCACGGTAGGTGACGATGCCACACTTTAGGCAGACCGTCTTGTAGCACTCGTGGTGACCCGATTTCTCGCAGTCTTTCCACTCGTCTCTAGCGTGGGCGCAGTTCACGACCCTAGTTTAGTCAGTTTTCACTACGGCGTTCGTGGATTTTGGGGTCGTGTTCGACGTGCATAACGTCGTGTTCCAAGATTTCCAAATCCGTCTCAATGCGTTCAGCAACCCGTGAGGACTGCTCCAGCATTTCTTTGACTTCCTCAATGAGCGAGCGCAGTTCAGCGAACTGTGCCATTTCCATTGCCAGAATCTTGCGGATTACCTCTGCGTCTGCTTGCGTCTGCTTGAACATACTGATGCCGACGACGCTCTCAATGAACAGAGCCATGTAGGAAGCCCAGACATTCCACCACGCAATAACGCCAATGTTGTAGGTTCCCCAGATAACGCAGGCGACGGTAATGATGGTGATGCCAACGAGAAACGACCAGCGACGGATTGACTTTTGGATAAGCCAAGACGCACTCTCGCCCAGAGAGATGGGTTCCCCCGTTATTGGGTGATTTCGGTATGACATTGTGGTTCCCCCGTCAACAGGTTTGCCACAATTCTAGATTACGAAACTCGTTATCTGGCTAACGTTTTGTTGAGCAAGTGGTTGGTGACGGCGTTCTTGATTGCCCGTGAGACAAACTCGTTCAGGGTTTCACCAGTGAGTTTCATAGCGTTAGCGATACTCAACAGTTCGTCAGCGTCAAAGTCAATAGTGATGCCAGTGTCGTCGGATTTCACTACCGCCTCTGGCTCGGCAACAAGAATTGGATTACAAATGTCAGCGTCGTGGTCGGGGATAGGTGTTTCGTGCGACCAACCCTTGTCGTAGCGACCATCCATAACGATTGTCTTGCCACAGTTCTTACAGATTGGCACTTCGCCCCTTAGCGGAAGCGGTCACTTTGGGTTCGGCTAGGGCGCAGTCAGGCTCGTGGTCTTGGTGATGCCAAGTGTTGTCAAAATCCATTGTGATGGTTCCACCACAGCACATACAGACGGCGTAGCCCCGTATGCGGTTCGTCATTACTTACTCCAACGACCAAAGAGGAACCCGATGTTCCCACAAACAACACTACACACAACTGCGGTAAATGTATGAGACATTAGTTTTCACTACTCCTTTATGGCTGGTTCTAAATCGGCTGGGTCGTGGCTGAACTCAATCTGCTCGCCGTGCCAATCAAGACCCGACAACATAACATTCTTCGCACCGATAGCGGTCACGGTGAACGTTCCGCCTTGTGAACGGTAGTAGCCACTTACCCCGTCAATGTATTTCACCACGTCACCCACCTTTAGGTCGGAAACGGTGAGCAAGGTGGCTAAAGGGCGTATCAGTTCCTCTGCTACCACTTGGTAGGTTGGCAACTCGTCCTTGTTCTTCATAGGGTCGTTCTCTAGCCAAGTGTTTTCCACCAGATACTGACCGTTGAGCAAGTGCTGGGCGACGGTTCCCCACTGACCCTTCGTGTTGCCGTTGATGAGGCGCACCTTTTCACCAACGGGATACTTGTGAGTAGGCAGTTCTCGTGCGAGGTATTGCTCTGTCGTGTAGGCGTTTTCACCATCGATAATGATGCCGTCAAAGTGTTCAGGCTTGATTGCGGTGCGGAACAAGGTGCGCTCTAGAGCCAGCGTGTCGTAATACGGGTTGGTTGCGTCGAAGTTCCCTTCTAGCCACGCCGTTGGGGTGATGTTCGCCTTGATAAGCAACTTCTTGATTCGTGCGATTGTCTCAAAACTCACTCGTTCGCCCTTGATTTCACTAAGCAAGTCAATAATCGTTACTAACTTGTTTTCCAAACTGCTGTGGTCGCACACCGACGGGTTGAAACCCATTAGTTGTCTCGCTGTTGGATTTCACGGGCAATGTTCAGGGCTTCGGTGAAACCCATAGCAAAGCCATTTTCGTAATCGGTCTGCTTGGCGAGTGCCAACTTGGTGTGGTGTCGAGCCTCGTTCTGTAGGCGGAAAACTGTTTCGTTTAGTTTCTTTCCCATGCTGAAAGCATAGAACCTTACGAGTGTCTAGTCAAGTTTCTTTTCACTACGCCACTTCAGGGCGTTTTGTAAGTAGATACCCTGATACACAAACGAGCCGAGCAAGAACCCGTATTGGTGAGTTACCAGCGAGTAAGCAATCCACGCCACGTTGTAGAGCGAGAGCCAAACCCAAGCCCACCAATACTTTCTACCAACAAGGTAGGTTCCGGCTAGTCCTGCGAGGCTAAGAAGCCAAGACCACACGATTATGCGTAGTTCAGGTCGTCAGCGTGTTCTGAAGCCTTAGCAGCGGCTTCGCTTGCCTTTACAGGGTTAACCTTGCTATTCACCACAGTCAATTTGATTACATGGGCGGCAGCAGCGTCACGGTGCAACTCAGCGGCCTTTTTGTATGCGCCAGCAATGCGCTTCAATCCGTTTTCACTAGCCATCTTTGCTTGTTCCTCGCAGGCACGAGCAATAACACGGTGTTGCCCTTCAGCGGCAAAGTTGTTGGCGGAACCGTCCTTTACGGCATCAGCAAGGCGACGTGCTTCTGCCGCTTGGTTGCTACCCGAAACATATTGGTTGCCCTCAAATGTGTGACCTGCCTGCGCACCAGAACCGGGGCCGCCCTTTTCCACTGGATAGTTAGACAGCGACTTCAAGAGGTTCTCGGTAGCGAAGCGATTTCCCATACCCCTGATAATACGCTAGGGTTTTGGGTTTCACTACTCGCTTTGTCGAACGATAGCCGTCATTGGGATACCTAGACGGTGTAGTGCGCCATTTGGAATCTCAACGTCGGTTTTCCACGACTCAAATGCGCTTTCGGTGGTGGAATAGCCGTGTTCGCCAATCTTTATCTTGACTTTGGGCTGATTAGGCGTTAGGTTCTTGCCCTTTGCCACGTCAATAAAGTCCTCTTGGTCAAACCCTGTTCCGTCAAGGGTGTCAAGGCTTTCTAAGGTGGAAAGTAGCAAGTCGTTGTCGTAGGTCGCCTTGTCTGCTGTGCGGTTGTCTGCCAGAACGATACGAGTTGCCTGCTCTTGGTCAACATCAACCCAGACGACGGCGATTTGTGTCCAGCCGAGTGCTGATGCTGCGGCCGCCGTGTGGTTGCCCTTTAGGATTTCGTTGGTTCTCTTATTCACCACGATGGGTCGGTATTGCCCCAGTAGGCGCAAACTCTCGCTGATAGCCCCAATGTCGCCTTCACGGGCGTTACCGGGGAAACGCTTTAGTTCGTTTAGTGAAACAAGTTCGGTTTCGCCAAGTGAGTATTGCTCGGCGGTGTTTCCACCGGCTTTCTTGGCTTTGGGTTCTTTCGGTGCTTTGGGTTCGGTCGGGATATCCAGCCTCGCCTTGATTTCAGCAACCACTTTGGATTTCTTGTCGCCCACAGCATCTACGACTGACTCTAGCCAAAGGTTATGGATTTCGCCGTCGATTTCACCAAACCAGTCGCCAATGCGGATTGGAACCGTGTCTGGCTTTTCGTCGCTGGTTTCTGGCTCGTCTTTCTCTTGACTAACGCCACCGCCTTCGGAATCACCTAGCCCGTCAAGGTCGTCAAGGTCTGCCAAGTCATAGCCCGTTCCCTCTAGATTTGGCAGTGATTTCAGCAGTTCCAACAGATACACGTTGTCGTAGGTAGCAACGTCAGAGGTGCGGTTGTCGGCAATGAGAACCCGTAGTGCGTCCTTTTCACTACCCTCGTAGCGAGTAATCGCCACTTCTTTCCAACCCAGCGATTTGGCAGCCTTCCAAGTGTGAGTGCCAGCGATAATCGTGTCGTTCCACACAACAACTGGTGAATACTGCCCGTTCTTTTCCAAACTCTCGGCAATGAGCGCAATGTCGCCCAAACGGGGGTTCTTGGGGTGAGGCTTGATGGAGTCGATAGCGACTTTTTCAGCCTTGACGTTGATGTTCATAACTACTACCCTACAGTAGTTATTTCACTACGCCACTAACGCTTGCTCAATCCGGCTGGCGCACTCGTTTGCCTCTGCTTCGGTCGGATAGGTGGCGAGTTTCACGCCCATTTCCTTGCCGAGAGCCACGACTATCCACTCGTCTGGGCGAAAGATAATCACTTGGACAGAAGTTCTTGTGTCTCGCACAATGCGCCTCCTAAGTAGGTTATGGCACAAACTTACGACACGTTTTTAGATTTTGTGAGGTGAAAAATCAGGTCGGCGGTGCGCCCGTTTCGCCCTTTAGTCGGCGGATTTCGTCTTGGATATACCAGATGGCTTTTTCCAAGTCCTGTATCACCTTTGCCTCGTCCTTTAGACCGGCTCGCCATAAATACTTGAATGCGTTTCCGATGTTGAAGTTGCGGTGTCGGGTGATTTGGATACACTCAATGCCGCTGGGGTCAGTTGCGTAGTGCTTGGGGCGATTTACTATGTCGTCTGGCATTTCACTATTCTTCTGTGTTTAGAACGCCGTCTAGAAACGTGTTGAGTTCGTTTTGCTGACCCTTGCCACGTTCCATAGCGTCGGTGACCATAGTGTGTAGCCGGTTCAGGTTTTTTGCGTGTGCGGCCTTGATTTCGTCTTGGATTTGTGCCGTGCGTTCCAAGAGTGAGGTGAAAAGAACTGCGCCCTGTTCGTCAGTAAGTTCGCCAGCCATCCACTTGCGTGTTGTCTCTAACGATTCCAAATTGTGCGACAGCAATACTTGGTGAAGGTCATACTTGGCGTGGTTCGCAAACATTTCCTCAACCTGTGCGACGAGGTAGCCCAACTTTTCACCTTGATGCTCAATGCTGGCGATAAGTGATGGGTCGGGGTACTGCGGTTCGTGGTCAGTCATTGGATACTTTCCAACTCGCCCAAACGGTGAAACAAAGCACCACGTCAAAGACGGTTACTTGCCAGTAATCCCAAGAGGCGATAACCAACATCGTCAGCAGAAACAATCCTGCTACTGCGCACACGCCAATAGTTAGAAAGTGCAACCAGAACATAGCCAAACGTTCCAGTGGTGTTCGACTAATCCACAGGTGTCGCACCCATTTTGCCCACGCCTTTAGTTCGTCAATCATTTTTCACCTCGTATGCTCCTACGCAACAGCCGTCACAGCCGTGTGTGCCGTCGTGCGTTCCCGTTTGTAATGCCCACTCGTCAGGGTCGGGGTGACCGACGTTGTGAGGGCAGACCCGTTCCATAATGCGAATGTCGTCTCGCCAGTTCTGGGGGAACGACCGCATTGAGTGGTCGGTCTTGGTGTGAACCGTGCAAGGCCGCCCCTTACACAACTTTTCACTATGGACACGCTTCAGTTTCCGTTCGGCGTGTTCCAAAACGTATTCGTCGGCTGGCAGTTCGTTGGTCACTTGCGATACCTTTCCGGCAATTCGGGGACGGTCAAGATTTCTTTCTTGACGCTTGCGCCAAATGTTTTCACCAGCAAACCTACAGGAACCAGCGAACACGTTGAGGAATAGCCCTTGCGACCATTGCTACTGGGCGTTTGAGGTGTCACCTCACGGAAACGTTTGCGGTTTTCTATGAACCAATCACGCACTACGTTAGTTTTCCACCTATACAACTCACCGCTACCGGCGAGTAAGTAATACATTTCGTCTGCTTCAGTTCGCAAGAAACAACCTCTGGTGTCGGCTTGCTTGTTGCTGACCGTCTCAAAGGCAAAGTTGCCCGTCTTGTGTCCTTGCCCGTCGACTTTCACCTCAACGGAAGTCTCAATCTCTTGCGCCTTGTAGATGTGCGACCAATACAGGTCAATGTCGTAGGTCAGTTGCTCTTGTTTGTTTGCTTCACGGATTTCGGTGGTTTCTTCACGGTCTAAAAGGTATTTCACTACGCTCGGCATAAACAACGATTCCAATTCACGACTCTCGTCGAAACTCGGATGCCCTACGCCGTATTCCACTATTCCACCAGCGTCACTTGATTGAACATTGGTGCGTCGCCCGTAATTCGTTCGTAGGCGATTTGTGCGTATTCGGGGTTGAGTTCTGTGCCAACAAAGTTTCTACCATGACGCATAGCGATAACTGCCACCGTTCCGCTTCCGGTGAAAGGGTCAAGCACGGTATCGCCCTCTGCCGAGCCTGCCAATACGCACGGTTCCACCAACGCTTCGGGCATTACTGCGAAGTGTGCGCCCCGAAATGGCTTGGTGTTGATTGTCCATACGTCACGCTTGTTCTTGGTTTCACCAGTGACACCCGACATTGAGTTCATACCCGTGCCACGTCGAGCGTCAGTGCGACTA